CCTTTTTTGTCTCCACGCTTAAACTTAATGTGGTTTGATTTGTTTTTGATGTATCGCTGCCATGCTGATAGTTTACGTGTAGTTCCTTTGGCCGCTTTAGCCACTTTCTTAGACGTAGACTTAACAGTGCTAACAGTCCGCTTAACATCGCCAATAAGTTCTCGTATTTCATCGAGAGTTCCCTCTATCTTAACCAAGGTAAACACCTCAGTTATCACTAGCAGTTGATTGTATAGCAATGGCCATCCAGTCTTCAGAAGATAGTTTAACGACTCTTGCGCGGATTCTAGCTGTTACGAATACAGAAGCTCCAGCATTAGTAAGAGCTGCATCCGGACCGGCTACCAGGTAAAGAGTATCATTGACAACCATGAATGCTTCAGACAAAGCAGCAGGGCCAAAGTTATCCGGAAACAAGTCTGTAGTATGTGATGCGATGTTGTTAGTTTGGTCAATGTTTAAACCTCCACTAGCAATAAGAGATTGATTGTCACCACGTACAAAAGCAGTTCCAGGATTTAAATCAGTTAATTGAACTGATATTGCCCCGTTACCTTGCAGCATTGAGGAACCATCAGTTCCAAAGTCACTAGAGACCTGGTAAATGAAGTCAACACTTTCGATTGCTATTGCTTGACCTGTTGGAACATTAACGTATGCTCCCAAATCTAATGTTCCTTGCACTCTAGATCCACTTGCACTAGCTGCAGGTATCGCCACGGTTTCAGTTAGGTAGAAACTACCTGTCTTTGCTTTCGCCATGTTTCCTATCATGATAGGGACAGTTATTATATGTTATCGCTTTCCTTCTCTTGAACATCTGTTCTATTTCTTACGGTTATAGGACTCTGTTCTATAATCTAAATGCAACACTCCTCTCGGTAGTAACTACTAATAGGGAGTAATACACCCCCCTAACTAATGAAGTGTTTCAATTGTGGCCGAAGAAAGATGAGAACCATATATCCGGAGGGGTATGTTCAGAAAGTTTGCGATACTTGTGGGTACAAATCGTTCCCAATTAAGATTCCAGTATCAATACCGAGGTGTCAATAATGAAAATTAATGAGTACGAAGAGATGACTTGTGATTGGTGCGGAAGTGATGGATGGTTTTGTGATTCTGATTTAATTGATGGTAAATGTAAAATTTGTATTATTAATGATTGTAATCATAAAAACATTGTATTTGAATATCAAGGCTCTAATTCTCATCGTATTAGAGTAATGGAGCACTGTCTTGATTGTAATATATTTAGAGAATGTAAATTATATTACGCTGAAAGACATGTTGGTAAATGGGATTCAGAAGATATTAACCAGGGGGATATAGAACAATGAAGAATAGAGCTCTAAAAATATCCGTATCTATTCCTCTGAAGACAGTTGAAGAGTTAGATCAACTCACGACATACAAAGGAAGGTCAAGAAGTAAGTGGATAACTAATGCAATCAGTGAACGGCTGAAAGGTTTTGACGCTGCTCCCGAGATGTCAGAGCGTCAATTGATGGCTATGCTATTCAATTCTACAAAGAACCCTTTATTGAAAGTGATACTTGGCGAACTTTTGAACCCGACTAAATTTGAAAGGGACCAGGAGAATAAATAAATTTAGTTCCTAGAGACTCTACACGTTCTCTTTCCACGGAACCATATTGGTCTTTACCTGCTACTTTGCCCTGGTTAATTGCTAGAGCAGCCTTAAACTGTAAGTTCACTACTTCTTCTAGTCCTTCATAGAACAAACCCATGGGAGTACGCTTTGCCCAAGTAGGAGCGTCGGGTCTATTCTCCCAACCGTCGTAAAGTAATTTACCTATGCGACGTAACGTCGGATAGTCTTGATTCATATTTACACCTGATTAGCAAGTTCGTATGATCTCTTAAGTCTCATCATGTACTCAAGTTTAGGTTCTTCTCTAATGGTACCAGGTATAACAATTCTAGATGATGGAATACTAAGACTGTCTCCTACTGCACCTGCTATAGTTGTAGGAATAACGACTTTTGTTACGTACAATTTGTCAGCCGCGGTTGGAGATAATGAACCGAATTGTCTGGTCATAATTGGTTGACACAATCCTAATGCAGGTAAAGTAGTATTAATTAGATTCAAATCATATTGTCCAAACAACGTAGAAGTCCAATCGTCTTGAGAAACACCAGCGGCACTTGGCTGAATAAACCCTGGTGCTGATGCATAAACAAATTGAGTTAGTAAATCATTAACGTCTGTTGGAATCGATGAAACTAAGTAAACTATTGATTGACCAGAACCACCAAATGAAACGTAGGCTTGTGCTTCTTGTGTGAAAGCTGTTACTGGATAGAATGTTTTACGCTCCATGGCATAACCGGATAGATCTATACTTCCTTGCCAATACATAACGTTACCAATATTTAACCAGCCATTTGCTAATTCAAAATCATCCCATGCTTCCGGATCTTTAGTAGATACATAACATGAAGGAATCTCTATGCGTAGTATTCTTTCCATGTCTTCACTCATTTCTTAGCCTCCTTCTTTTTCTTAGATGATGGTTTAACTTTAAGTTTAGTTACTGGAATAAACTTATTTGGTATAGACCAAGGGATTCTCATTTCTTTCTACTCCTTTTGAAAGCAGCTGACATTCTCTTTAGATCTAATCTTCCTTTTTTGTCTCCACGCTTAAACTTAATGTGGTTTGATTTGTTTTTGATGTATCGCTGCCATGCTGATAGTTTACGTGTAGTTCCTTTGGCCGCTTTAGCCACTTTCTTAG